TGTGACAATCGGAAACGACGTTAGCATCAGCATAGTAGAAAGTAGCCACTGTCCAGAACGGGCAGTGGCTACCCACTATAATGATAACAATAACAAACAAGGCAGGATATACACTTGTGAGTTATATAGTGTATTTTATAAACTATATGTCAAATAAAAATCAATTTTATATACTTTTGGTGAGTAGCCAAAAACTAAACAAGAACAATAACAACATAAACCAATATATATTATGGCAAGTGTAACAATTCGTTACGGTATGACAAACTCTGTCACCCGTGATTTCGACAATGAAACTACTGTTTCTGAGATAATCAGCGACAATGGTATTCGCGCAGCTTTGTCTGCTCCCGAGAATATTCGTGCTGTTTCTGGTGGTCGTACACTAGAAGGACATGAATACGCAACCTCGTTTACAAGTATTACCTTGGAGCAACAAGCTTCAAGCAAGGCTTAGTCCTTCCTATGAGCGTCCTGAGTATGACGAAACATAAAACTGCTCTTTTTTATTATGTCAGAAAAATATCTAGATCAAGAATTTATTTTACGCAGCGACGGTAAATTCTACAAACGCACTACTGTAATATCTCCTGTGCAAAACGCAGACCAGATGTTATCCGCTGTCAAGGATGACGGTATACCAGTCGTATATCCTTTTAATCAACTATTAAATCTACCCGCCATAGGTAAATCTTTTAATGTACAAAGTATGTTGTACAGCAATCAAACAAATCATGTATATACAATTACTGAATTAAACGAGTTTCCATTTCCTGAATCATGGCTAGCTAAACCAGACGATGGTGATCACTACAATCTTGGTGTTAATAATACTGATCGAGATTACACAGGTCCTAGATCATTAATTTGGAATCCAACTGTAGACAACTTAAAACTGTATCTTTTAGTTTCAATTAACTTCAAAGAATACAGCATTTGTAATCCAATATTATTTGTTGTAGATCAAACTAAAACACCGTATGTTCCAAACATTCCTAATGTATATGACGACGGTCGTATATGCACTGGTGATGATTACAAAAAAGAGTTTCGTAACAAAGACGAAGCAATGTTAATACATGCAGAAAACATGTATAATATGTACCGCACACCGTGCAACAACGACCTAAGAAATCACGCAGTAGAAAAACAATATATTAAATTCACAGGAGATGGTTCAACTATTCCTACACTAGAAACTCCTGGTATAATATCTGATAATGATTTCAGATTCTATATAAAGTGCACAAACTCAAAAGTTATTGACTTCCTTAAAAATGTCTAATCTATACAAATCAATATCAACTCAATATGTTGTTTCAGAAAATTGTCACTCTTGGTTTCAAGATGCATCTAATCAAAATATAAACAGACAATATTATCACGGGTTTGCGTCAAATCTTCAAAGCCAAGCTGAACAAGAATTTGATACATACCCTGTAGAAAATCCACTCAACGCAGAAGACACACGCATACTGTTTAAAATACTAAATAAATCGTATGCAGATTCTGGTCGTAAGCGTGGTGCAATCCTTCGGTACATTAAAGCTTACCGTGAACTCAAGCCAGATCAAATTGGTACTCGGCTTTACAATCAACTAAATCAATATGAAACCTAAACTAAATGCAGTAATTATCGGAGCAGGCGGTGTCACAAGTTATATGTTACCAGCTTTGCGTAGCAGTTTTGACACACACCTCACTATTATAGACGGAGATATACTTGAGAAGAAAAATCTCGACCGTCAACTATTCAGAAACAATATGGTGGGTCAATACAAATGTGTTGCTCTTATGAAACAATATCACTTTAAGAAAAGTGAAGGTCAGGCAATCAGATCATATTTTGATCTAGCTATGCTTGACACAGAATACAAGTTTTGGTTCTCACAAGCAGATGTTATTATCTGTGCTGTAGATAATCATCCTGCGCGTAAAGCAGCTATTGATGCAGCTAAGCTGCTTAACACTCCTATTGTTATATGTGCAAACGAATACCACACAAGTCAAGCATTGTTCTATGATCCAAATCTTGCTAATCACCTTGGACTAACAATGTTTGATCCTATTATTCGATACCCTGAAATTAGCACTGATCAATCAGGTAGTCCAATTAGCTGCCAAGGAATTGCATTAGAATCTACACCGCAACTAGCAACAGCTAATCAAGTAGCTGGTGCTTTTGGTAACTTTTTATTATGGTCTTGGTTTGGTATGCCTAAATGCAAAGATGAAAATCTAAAATACATGCCAATCGAATTCCAATCAACATTCTCTAGAATGCAAACTACAACTATCGATGACCTCCAAAAACTTAATAAAAAAGCCAGTTAGTGTTTACCACGACGGTGCTATCTACCAACCTGTAGAAACATCTTTGTGCACAACTTACACTAAACTTCAAGATATTAAAGAAGTAGAAGAACTTACACCAACATGGAATGGTAAAAAAATACCAATAGCCTTGTGGAAAGAAATACTTGCATTCATGAAACATTCGTACGATGTACTTTCTTCCGAAACCCTGGTGTATTTGTTTTATGATGAAAACAAACAACAACCTTGGTCGTATTGGGTTCCACCACAAGAAACAGCAGGTATGACTGTTAAGTCTTTACCAGATCATCCTGATTATATTGAACAGCGTGCTTTGTATCCAGATACTATGTTTGGTACAGTGCACCATCACTGTTCTACTTCTGCATTTCAATCTGGCACAGATGAAGCAGACGAAGTTAATCGAGAAGGTATGCACTTTACTGTTGGTAAGCTTAACAACACCGAAATAGTTGATGTTCACTTTCGTATTACACTGGGCGGAGCACACGCTGAATTAGATGCGCAAACTTACATTAAAATGGAAGAGTCTCCATTTAAACGAACTTGCCGTGTTCCTGAAAAAATACAAAACCAAGCTAGACAAGAGCTGCACAAACTAGATATTACTACGCTGCCTGATACTAAACATTATAATTTTACAAAACATATGGATAATGTTAGTAAAAAGACTTTTACACCTGTTACATATAATTACAACCAACGTTCACTTGGTTGGGACTTTGACTCAGCACCCGAAAAAAAAATCGACGACGAGGGTTTGTTAGATGATACACAAATACTTGCTGAGACTTTTATAGACTCAGTACTTACTGATTGGCATTTTGAAGAAATACTACAATCATATTATCAATATACTAACAATTCAGTTAAAGTTACTGATCTTATGCACGCTCAACTTGATGAAGAAGATGTTCGTGTTGACCTAGTAACAATGTTTAACGATATAAAATATACAAACTCGCAAAATTATGCAGAAACTCATACATCAATTCAAATGTTTCTTGAAGAACAAAGTAACTTAGGGGTTGCATATACAACAAAAGAACTTATCAATGGACTTAACACTATCAAATATGACCAAGGAACAGGAGTTCAACAAATGGATAAGGAGAATGTTTTATGAACAATCTAATCATAAAGTGTGCTGTCAGCGCATCGAAACTACTACGGGGAATGGAATACCTGATTTCTTGGTCGTCTTACCATTCGGAATCTATCTTATTGAGAGCAAGTTTGAGACTACAAAAATACGCCCTGAACAAGCAGCGTTCCATATCAGAACGAATTCGATTGCGAAAGATGATGTCCACCGTTGTATTACACTCTCAGCATACCCAAAAAGTAAGAGACTAATAGCTACAACTTACAGTGCATATTCTATATCTGAAGATGGCATTGTACCTGCAAGAACAACAACATTTACTCTTGATTCCAAGGGATTTAAACAATTCTATTTAACACTTTCCGACAAGCCAGTATGGCAAGATTCCGAAACTAAGCGACTCTGCACGGCTTAGAAACCAACTTGTGCAGACTAGGCGACATCGTAACCATCATTGAGATCACTTACACAGTCTATCCTAGATAACTGGTTAACATAACAGTTAGCCAGCCAATTTACTATGTCAGATATAAGCGCATTATTAGATCTAATCGACACAAAAACCAATCAAATATTGGCTGGTGATCCATACCTTGAACACAAACAAATAGCAAAATGGGCAAAAAAAAATGGACTTATCAGACCCTTAACTGATAACGAAATACAAACTCGTATGAATAATAAAACTTATAAAAAAGTAAATAAAATTATACATGCTAATTTACGCAAACAAAAAGAAAAATGAATTATATATCAATTATTCTTGCAATTCTTGTAATAGAAAGTGGTGGTAATGATTTAGCTGTTGGAGACAATGGCATGTCATTAGGGTGTTTACAACTTACTGAAGCATATGTACAAGACGCATCTGAACATGCTAATATAGACTGGGTACATAATGATGCTTTTAACAGACAAAAAAGTATAGATATTTTTATTGCGTATATGTCACGATATGCAACACCTAAAAGATTAGGCAGACCAGTAACCGTTGAAGATATTGTACGAATACACAACGGGGGACCAAATGGATACAAAAAACAAGCAACAAAAAAATACTGGCGAAAAATTAAAAAACTATTAGATGCAACAAACAGAACTCAACGTAATAACATCTGATGTATTGTGGCGACCTCCAGTTATACTACCACAGTTTGAAAATATAGTAGCAATTGATCTAGAAACTTATGATCCATATTTAAAACAAACAGGACCATCATATAAACGTGGTGCTGGTAAAGTAACAGGAGTTGCTATAGCAGATAGTCACCAACAAATATACTTACCGTTTGATCATTTAAATGGGGACAATCTTGATAAAAATCTGGTTGTTTCTTTCGTTAAGGAAGTAGTTAAAAACAGTAAAGAAATACTGTTTGCTAACGCTGCATACGATCTCGGCTGGCTTGAGTCTCTGGGCATTAAAGTCTCTTGTCCAGTCCGAGACGTTCAGATTGCTGAGGCATTAATTGATGAAGAACAGTTTTCATACAGTCTTAACAACCTGTCTAAGAAATACTTAAACAGAACTAAGTTTGAAGATAAACTTAACGAAGCTGCTAAAGCTTATGGTTACAGCCCTAAAGGTGACATGTGGAAACTACCCGCTAGGTATGTAGGTGAGTATGCTGAGATAGATGCTCGTAATACCTGGGATGTATACCAACATCAAATACCAATACTTAAAGAACAAAACCTTTGGAATATCTGGGAGCTAGAATGTAAACTTACACCTATACTACTGCAGATGACACTTAAAGGTGTCCCTGTAGATATAGATAGAGCTGACCAACTTAATAATAAGTTACTTAAACAAGAAACCAAACTCAAAGAAAAGTTTGGCACGCTAGATATTTGGTCACCTAATCAATTAGGCGAGTATATTACTAAGCTGGGTCTTGTAGTTCCTAAAACAGAAAAAGGTAATTACTCTGTATCTAAGTCATTCCTAGAACATTGTGAACATGAAACAGTAAAACAAATATACGAAACTCGTTGTATCAATCGGCTGCGTAAAGTGTTTATTGAAGATATCATACTCAAAGGTAGTTACAAAGGTCGCATCCACGCAGACTTCAGACAGACTGCATCTGATCAAGGCGGCACACGTTCTGGTCGACTGTCTTCTAGTAACCCAAATCTACAACAAGTTCCTAAACGCAGTGAGATTGGTAAAGCAATTAGAACATTATACATAGCAGAACCAGATACACTTTGGTGCAAAGCAGACTACAGCTCTCAAGAACCAAGACTCCAAGTGCACTACGCACTGCTTGGTCAGTTTGGTAAACCACTGCCCAAAGCAGAACAGGCTAGAGATGCTTTTGCTAGCGGTGAGAAGCTATATACTTTCTTTGAAAAAACCACAGGACTACCATACGACACATGTAAGATGTTGTGTTTAGGTATTAGTTATGGAATGGGTAATAAAAAGATGGCAGAAACATTGGGCATATCAGAAGAGATGTGCAGTTCAACTATGAGAAAGTTTAACGATGAAGCACCATTCTTGAAAATATTATTTGATAGCGTAATGAACAAAGCTAGTCAGCAAGGATACATAAAAACTATACTAGGCAGGCGTGCTCGTTTTGATTTCTGGGTGTCTGACTTTGGGGATAAACCAATCAAAAACAAACGCATAGCCCAAGCTAGATTTAAAAATAACAGAGTGTTCCGTGCATTTACAAGCAAAGGACTAAACAGACTAATACAAGGCAGTGCCGCAGACCAAGCCAAAAAAGCAATGGTCGATGCACACGAAGCTGGCTTTGATCTTAGGCTGCCAGTTCACGATGAAATTAACGCCATGGTTAAAAATAAACAAGAAAGCCTTGACTTAAAATTAATCATGGAGAATGCTATCACACTCAAAGTACCCGTTGTTGCAGATATAGATCTAGGAGCAACGTGGTGTTAGAACTATGGATATACTAAAAACAGCACTAAAAATAACAAGCGAAGACAGACACAAAGACTATGGAGATTGTGATGTTGAATTTAAGAAGACTGCTAAAATGTGGTCTGAGATATTTGAAACAGAAGTAACTTCCACACAAGTAGTGCTTGCAATGATTGCTCTTAAATCTATTAGGCAACTAAACAAAAACAAAAGAGATAACTGGGTTGATATCGCAGGATATGCAAGGCTTGGTGATCTCATAAACAAACAATAACAATGACAGATCCTCTATTAGAAGAATCAGATGTAATACCAATCGCTGAGATTGAAGGCGTATCTACAGAACATGTAGCAGGTGATGACCTCCAAGAAATAACAAGCTTAGGTAAATCACTAAAAGATGTTGATAACGATATCGCAGCAAAAGAAGCAGAAGTTAGTCAACTAAAAATAATACGCAAACAAATTGCTGAAGAGTTGATTCCTGATCTTATGGCTAAAAACGGACTCAAACTAATCCAACTAGATGACGGAGCAAAAATACAAATTAATGACTTTGTAGATGCTCGTATCAAAGACCCCTCTATTGCATTTGATTGGTTGCGAGACACAAACAACGATTCGATTATAAAAAATCAAATCACTATATCTTTAGACAGAGGTGATGACGGCATAGCCGAAGAACTCACTACCAAGCTCAAAGAAGAGTATGGTATTGATGCAGATCGTAAGATTGCTATACATCACTCAACTCTTAAATCTTTCTGTCGTGACGCTCTGGACGACCCAGAGCTGGCAGAATCCTTACCTCGTGAAGCCTTTGGTATTTACCAGGGTCAACGAGCGAAACTAACCTAAAAATAGAAAGAAGAATCATGGCATTCGATATAACAACAGTCGCAGGTCAGGGTACAGAGAACTTGGATTCAGGTTCATCCTTACCCTTCATTCGTATCCTACAGGACTTAAGTCCCCAACTCAAGAAACAAAAAGATGAATACATTGAGGGGGCTGAATCAGGTGATCTATTCTTTGCTAAATCGCAAAGTGTATTAGAGCAACCAGTAGAGATAGTTCCATGCTATACAAAGTCCATCTACACTGAATGGGTTCCCCGTTCAAAAGGTGGCGGTTTTGTAGGCAATCATCCATTAACCGTGGTCAGCAACGCTGCTTACGAAAAAGGTCGGGAACGTCAATACGATGAATGGTTAGGTGAGAACGAACTTAAGTTTACAACTTATTGGTTCGTGCTAATGAAAGTAAATGACTCTTGGGAACAAGCAGTTATTCCTTTCACATCATCACAGCTTCGCGTATCACGCAAGCTCACGCAAGACATCAATCGTTTCAGATACGATGACGCAAGCATTGCTCCGCCCTTGTTTGCACAGAGTTGGAAACTAAAGTCCGTCTTAGAAACTAGCAAGAATGGAGATGACTATTACAACTTTGAATTCGTAGAGCCTACAGCTCTCGACTTTGAAGCTGACGAGTCAATCCTTACGCTAGCATCTGATACATATAAAAATGCATCAGATACTCCTCTTCTACAAACAGAAGACAAACCACAATTAGTAGACTCGGCAGCAATGCCCTACTAAAAATAGGTTGCTCCCATCCTCTTCTATAGTGTGAGGATGGGGGCTTTTATTTTACATGATTCCAATAGCAGACCTGTCTTTTAAATTCCACGAGCTATTCGTGTCTAATCCTAATGTGTATGGTCAAACATCACTTACAGGTAAGACACGAAATCGTGACGGTAAAGCAGATTCAAAATCATTCTTAGTAAAAGAAGCTATTAACCCAACAGTATGGGAATCACACCTTAAAGGTGAACGAATTATTGGCTGCACTCCACTTATCAACGAAGACCAAGTACGCTGGGGCGCACTAGATGTAGATGTATACCAAGATTCTAAAACTCTAGAAAGTATTATCAAACAAGTTCAAGAATCTAAACTACCTTTTGTAGTTTGCAGATCTAAGTCAGGAGGAGCGCATGTATACTTATTTTTCTCTGAAGATATACCTGCCTACAATGTTATTGACAAACTAAAGTCTTTCTCTGCGTTTTTTGGTCAAGGTGCATGTGAGATATACCCCAAGCAACCCAAGATAGGCGATCGCAAAGACAACAGTAAATACGGCAACTGGATTAACATGCCCTACTCTGGTAATCCCACGTTACAGTATGGCTTTGATAAAGAAGGCAATGCACTTAATCCTGAAGAGTTTATTAACTACGCACTAACACAGCAGCTAACCAAAGAAGACTTTGAACAACTATCTGTTCCAACTTCAGGTAAAGATATACTACCTGAAGGTCCTCCGTGCCTTAATTACATATTTCAAAAACGTACACAACACAGCGAGTCTCGCAATGTCACACTATCAAATGTAGCTGTGTATCTAAAAAAAGCACAGCCTACTGATTGGAAACATCGTCTTATGCAGTTCAATCGCAAGTTCTCTGAGCCGCTTGAAGACAGAGAAGTTGAGGCTATTATAAACTCCTACGGTAAAAAAGATTACAAGTATCAATGTTCTAGTCAGCCATTATGTAAATACTGCGACGCTAGTTTGTGCGGACAACGTAAACACGGGATTGGCGGAGAAGAATTTCTACCTAACAATCGCTCTCTTATACAGTTAAAAAGTGAACCACCTTTATGGTTCTTAACTCTAGACGACGCAGAGTTACAGCTTACTACTGAACAGTTTGACAACTTTAACCAGTTTAACCAAAAAGTTATGGAAAAGCTGTTATTTAAATACCCACCTATTAAACAAGAAGACTGGGTTAAACAACAAAACTTATTACTTAAAAACTGCACACAAATTGATATACCATTTGAAATGACTCCGCTTGGTCAATTAGTAGAGTATGTGTCAATGTTTTGTGCAAACGCTAGTGAAGACGCTGATAGAATTAAAAGTGGTCCTGTTAAACGAGGTCAGTTTTACTTATTTAGAATGATTGATCTTAAAGACTATCTTAACCAACAACGTTTCAAAGAACTTCCTGACAACAAAATACTATCTGCAATTAAACAAGTTCTTAAAGCAGATGCAATAACACACTCAATCAAGTCTCCAAAGCTAAATGTGCGGTGCTGGAGAATACATAAAGATAACTTACATATCGACCCAAGCACACCACTTCCAGACTTAAGCATAGATGAGCCATACTAAAATATTCGTAGCAAGTGCAGGAACAGGCAAAACCACTACGTTAATGGATCTTCTGTCTACTTGCTTAGAAGAAACAAAACCAAAAAATATTGCGTTTACAACTTTTACTAAAGCAGGAGCACAAGAAGCTATAGACAGAGCTTTAGTTAAAAACAAGTCTTGCCAGCTAAGAGACTTAGAAGGCTTTAGCACATTACACGCTCTTTGCTATAGACGTATACCTAAGAAACCTATGCTAACAAGAACTGACTACTTTGAATTTGGTCAGCTTATTGGTATACCGATGACAGGAAACATTAGAACTGGTGGTGACAGTCTTATTTTTAATTCTTCATTAGGTAACCAACTATTGTATCTTGATAGTCTAATGCGTAACTTAGATACAACTGCAGAAAATGTTATTCAGTATCAAGTAAACCCTAGAGTTAATATTAAAACCCTTGAAGAGTTTCATACTAACTACAAAACCTACAGAAGCAAAATAAACAAGTATGACTTTACAGACCAATTAGAAACTTTTGTAACTCAAAATGATAACTTTGATTTTGAATATGTTTTTGTTGACGAAGCTCAAGACCTGTCTCCGCTACAATGGAAAGCAATCAACGTTATTACAAAAAATGCTAAAACAATTTACATTGCAGGAGATGACAAACAAAGTATTTACAAGTTTGCTGGCGGTGATCCACAATCACTAATTAATATGAAAGGTGAACGAACCGTGCTAGACACCTCTTACAGACTACCCAAACCAGTGCTAGAGTATTCCGAAAAGATTGCTGATCAAATATCAGAAAAACAAGACTATACTATTAAGAGCGCAGTTGACGAAGGTGTTGTTGAAAACATACACAGTATTACTGAATTAGATGTGAGCAAAGGAACTTGGTTCTTCTTGTGTCGTAACAAAATTTACATGCCATACTTTGAAGACGCACTAATAAAAAAGAAAGCGTTATTTGTATCTGCTAGCGGAGACTCATTATTTAATCAAAAACAAGTAGATTACATATTAATATGGGAACAACTACGCAGAGGGTATAAATTTAAAGCTTCTGTAATAAAAGAATTATATCGAGAGTTTTTGCCTACAGGTCGTGTTATTAAACGAGGTTTCAAAAAACTAATAGATGCTATGCCCGACGATGAAATGTTTAATAAAGATGAATTAGTAGATAATTTTGGACTTTTAACAACAATAAAGTGGAACATGATATTTAAATTACCTGATATTACAAAAGAATTATTGCTTAAAGCAGAAAATGAAGGCAGACTAGAAAACTGCTGCGATATAGAAATAAACACTATACACGGTAGTAAAGGTAGAGAAGCAGATAATGTTGTAGTTTTGCCTGATGTAACAGATATAACATACAAAGCTATGTTAGATGATCCTAATAATGAACATCGTGTATTCTATGTTGCAGCTACTCGTGCAAGAAAAAACTTGTATATACACACACCAATAACAAACAGATTTTATAAACTACCACAAGTATGATATACAAAACAAAACCATTTAAACACCAAGAAGATGCCGTTAAACGTTTTGTAGATGCTCCATACGGAGCTTTATTCTGCGAAATGGGTACAGGTAAAACTAAAATGGTGCTAGACATTCTACAGAACGCAGACGACTTTGTAGATGCTGTAGTAATTGCTCCTAATGGACTGCACCACAACTGGGCAATCAATGAGATACCTACCCATGTCTGTAAAGATGTTTTAGTATACTGTTGGAAAGGACCAATTAAAACTAAAAAAGCTAAACAAGAATTTTTTAGGTTTATGTCTGCCACAGACCAGGCTCGTATGTTGCTTATCAATGTAGAGGCTCTACGAACAGCGTCAGGCTTTGAAACTACACACAAGTTCCTTGAATCGGCTACTCATGAAATACATATGATTGTAGATGAGTCTACTTGTATTAAAAATCCAAAAGCTATTCAAACAAAACGAGTGCTTAAATTAGCTGAGTTAGCTAATTGTAAATGGATTCTTAACGGCACACCAATCACACAAAGTCCGCTAGATTTATTTAGTCAGTGTAGATTTTTACACAAAACTGCATTACCTTACAATACATACACAGCATTTAAGCATGCATTTGCTGTAGAAACTACAATGACAATGGGTAGTCGTTCATTTCGTAAAATTATTGGATATCAGAACTTAGAAGAATTAACTAAATTACTAGAACCATTTAGTCTCCGCATTGAAAAGAAAGATTGCTTAGACCTACCAGATAAAACTTTTACAAAAGTCGCTGTTGAACTAACGCCTGAACAACAACGCATCTATAAAACAATGAAAGAGGATTGCCTCGCATTGTTAGATAGTGGTGAATTGGTTACCACAACCCTAGCCCTGACTAGAATAATTAAGTTGCATCAAATTCTAACAGGCTTTGTAACAGATGATGAAGGCACAGAACACGCCCTTGACAACAACAGAATAGCTTCTCTCTTGCAAATAGCTGAGACTACGAAGCCTTTGGTTGTGTTCTGTGCTTATCGTCACAACACACAAAGTATTTACGAAGCTTTAGCTAAGAAATACGGACAAGAAAAAGTTGTGTGCTTTACTGGCGGGGTGTCTAACAATCATAGAAATTTAGCAGTTAAAAAATTTCAAGACGGAAATGCTGATTTTTTTATTGCTACTTCTGCTGCTGCTAAGGGTTTGACACTACACAGAGCCTCTACAATGGTTTACTACTCTAATAACTACAGTCTAGAAACTAGACTTCAAAGCCAAGATAGAATACATCGTATAGGGCAAAACAATAAATGTACTTACATAGATCTTGTTGTGCCTAACACCATAGATGATGCTATCTTAACAAGACTAAAACAAAAAAAAGAATTATCCAGTATGGTACTAGATGATCTTATTCAAATAATAAAATGACCACACCTGCTACTAATCGACCTCTATTTAATCAATCACACACAACTATTCTAGAACGTGCATTAAACTCTATGACTTTAGCTTGTGAAGCCTTAACTAACGAAAACAAGCAACTAAGAGAGCAGGTAAACAATTTGACTCTTGAAGTAAATAGATTAAAAGAAAGAATAGTACTTAACTCATGAAAAAATCAGAACTAGTAAGACAATACGTTGAGAAGTTCCCAGACCATGGCAATAGAACTATTGCTCTGTTAGTAATTAAAGATAACCCTAATTTGTTTACATCTATAGAGTCAGCTAGATCTTGTGTTCGATATGTTCGAGGTAACAATGGTAAACAAGATCGAGTTAAAAGAAAAAGTAAATCTGAAGTCTTTAAACCTAACGGAAAAGCAGGAGAATATAAGATACCTAAGTCGTTAACCCCTAAGAAACGAATTGTACGCATACCTGATGGTAAAACTTTAATTCTATCAGATATACACCTACCCTACCACGATGTCGAAGCATTAGAGTGTGCACTAGACCACGGACACGACGCTGACAATGTTATACTAAACGGAGATACCGTAGACTTCTACGCTACTAGTCGTTGGGACACTGACCCCAATCATCGTGATTTAGCAGGAGAACTACAAGCCAGCAGACAATTTTTACTGCACTTGCGTGAGCGGTTCCCTACTGCCAATATATACTTTAAAATTGGCAATCACGAAGAACGTTGGGAAAAATATCTGTGGCGTAAAGCTCCTGAGTTATGTGGTGTTCCAGATTTTAAAATGGAAAAGCTTCTTAATTTTGAAGACTTAGACATCCAAGAAATTGGAGGTCGTCAGCTTACTAAAGCAGGAGGTCTCTGGATACTGCACGGACACGAATTTTTTAATACCTTTGACCCAGTAAACTTTGCTCGTACTTTACAAGTAAAAACTGGCGTGTGTACTATTGCAGGACACAAACACAAAAGCAGTCAGCATTCTGTTAAATCAATGGACGGTGACACAATAGCTTGTTGGTCTATGGGTTGTCTGTGTGACCTTGAACCTGATTATATGCCAGTCAACCAATGGAACTTAGGCTTTGCTGAAGTTGTCCACCAAGGTAAAAAGTTTGATGTCAATAATTACCGCATTATTGACGGAGTAGCTCACCGCTAAAGTATCTTAAAAAACTGAAGGTTTGCACTACTTAATGTAATTGTAGAAGCAGCACTGTTGGATAAGTTACCAGCAGAATCAGTTTGTTGCCTGTATCGAATAACAAATTTTAAATTTCTAGTAGCAGTAATATACATTATATTATAATCACTTGAAGTACTATTAAGTATAAAACCTCTCGTTGCAGTTGTATTGTCACTTCTGGCTATATCTACGCATCTTAAAATTCTTGAACTGGTAGTAACTGAAGTTCTTAAACTGCCACTGTGACTAAACAAAGAATCAGTTCCAATTTGAAAACCAGCAAAATATTGGTTTGTTCTACTACTAGAACTTGAATTATCACTTGCTACAGCAATATTTTTAAACGTCATTGAACCATTAACAAGATACAGTCCCTTAGCTATTGTTAAATTTTGTCCTGACCCCCCTATAAAGCTAGGGCTGTTACCTACAGACATAGTAAAATATCCTGTTCCTGCGTTAACCCCACCAATTTGATCACGGTCTATATAATCAGTATTATTAAAAGTTTGCTCTGAGGTTACACCAAAACTAGCCATACTGTTATCGACAGTATTTACTGCAGTAGCAGTAGCACTATTAATAGCTGCTGTAACCGTTTTACTTGTAGGTATTCTATCATCAAGATTAGACAAAGTGTCAGCAAATTTATCTAATGCATCATTTGTAAAAGATTCTGTAGTAATAAGATTATTTACACCACTACCAATATTAGCAATAGCAGCAGCTACACCGCCACTTTCTACTAGCTTTTCACTACCTACTACAGGAAAAGAATCAGGACCGTTTGCGCCACTTACATTGCCCACTACTTTTTGTATAGCAGTGTTAACTTGATCAGTTGTATTTTCTAGTGTAAAACTACTTGGCATAATATTATTAACTTTCTTCTAACGCTGTAATGCGATCTTTTAATATTTGAATTAAAGCAGATTGATCATCTAAAGCTTTTTTTATAGCTCCTGATGTTACAAAGTCTGTGTCTGTATATATAACACCTGCTTCTAAATCATTTACAGGCGACAACAGTTTTGTTATAGCATGATCTACATTTGATGCAGTTTGGCTTAAAGTGTAAGACTCAGGCATTTAACATTTCCATTTGCGAAGAGCTAACGCTTTGCGTGTTGGTCTACCTTTTGAATCTTTCATAGGTCCCTTGACCCCACCCATACGAGCACAAAAAGATTTACGTCGCTTAGAAGCTTTAGAGCCACGTTTAACCTTACCAGTTACAGGGGCTTTTAAGTTAGACCCTGACTTAGCTTTAAAATAACGACGACCAGCAGCAGTTAAACCACCAGTCTTACTTTTGTGCTCTTTACGCATTATTTACGAGCTTTGACTTTTTTCTTACCTTTGCCTTTTGTAGCGGCAACAATTATGTCTCCGCGCGTAACCTTGTTTTTGTCACCGTACATAGCAGCAAGTTTCTTCTTAGCAGGTCTACCTACTTGGTTTCCGTATGTTCCTTTTCCTTGTGGCATAATATAATTAAGTTAGTAGTTATTTGTTTTTCCGTATGGCTTTTACACGACGAGGACTGCCTGCTGGCTGTCCAATTCGTTTCTTTTGTGAAATCCTTGATTGTTTTTCAGACTTTGTCAACTCTCCAGAGGTCTTAGGTGTTTTAGAGCTTACACGCTTAGATGGTCTGCAATATGGAGTACCTCGCTTCTCACCCTTCTGCCTACCACAAGCTTTGCCAGTTCGCACATCTACCCACTTCTCTTTGAACCATCTCTTTAAAGCTGCTCCTTTTGCTGTCTTGCGTACTGCCATTATTTCTTACGAGCTTTAACTTTTTTGCCTCCAGTGCCATAGTTAGACGCACCTTTTTTACGGCATTTAGCAATAGCCCCACTTGCATATGCAGATGGAAATACACGATAACGTGCTTTAACTTTGTAATAACAAGCGTCTTTAGGCATTTTATAAATCTCGTTTTATTTTCATGTAGCTAAATAGTACAAAAAAAGCTACAATCATTGCAATCCATAAGCCTGTGTCGCTTGGCTCTGGTATAGCAACTAAGTCAGTGCTGTAAATTTGTCCTGGTGCTGTTAGTCTTACCTGCATAACTCCTATGGCATCAGGTGTAAATGATGAAAACACAGCAGCATAGGTAGTCTCTCCTGCTAAGGTTATAGTTCCGTTAAATGCTTCACTATGCCTTTCAAAGCCATCAAAAGTACTTATCTGTCCCCCTCCAAAGCCTATGCTAGGACCGTCATTAAATATAAATGGCTGATCAACTATAAAGTTAGCATTTAAATTATCGTATATTAAAAGAGATGTGTCTTGAGTTTCGTCTGTTAGTTCACTTGCGTAGTTATCAAAGATGTACTTCCCACCTACAGTAGTAGTAAATACCATTGGATTATAGTACGTTGCTCCCCCTTCTGGATTAAAATTAGCAACACTATAGGTTTCATCTATTTGTATTTCTAAATCGTAAACTACACTGTTTAACTGTACAGCTCCCCAAGCCACAGAAGCAACAAATAAGGGTGTTAGCAAAAATTTTATTTTTTGAAGATAGATGTACATATTGAAGCAAACTCTTTAAAAGCTTTAGATATTATATTATTTTTAGGTAAAAACATAACCACAATAGACAGTACACCTATGTATGCAAACAACATACCTAATAAATTCTCTTTATAATTCTGTACAATGTAATCTATCATGAGCTAGATCCTTCGGAAGATACCACAGGAAGGTCATCAGGTGTTATAATTGCACTAGATTCGTCGCTGTCAATATCAGAATGAGGCTTGACTTCATCTAATTCCTCAACACCTTCACCGCTTTCCTCTTCTGGCACAGGGTCTGCTAAGTCTTCTGTTTCAGATTCTTCAACATCTTCAATCTCTTCTACAGTATGTTCAGCATCTTCGGCACTTTCTGCACTTTCTTGGTTTTTATCAGCGTTACTAGCACTTTCTTCTTGGGCTTGTGGTTCTTGGCTTTTGGATTCCTCGGCAGGTTGTAAGTCTTGACTTGATTTAGCTGACTCTACTTTAGCTTCTACTCTGGCAACTTCTGCCTTTACTTCAGCTATTTTCTCCTGCATTACTGCTTGCCCCCAAGAATCCAGAGAAGGAAAATCTACTAGTCTATCAAGGATTGGTGGGACATAGAACCTTTGTTCTATAACATCGTTGGCTACACTAGCTACAAATACTTCTGTCTCATCTACTGCTATATTAGTCTGAGTAACGGCTGCTGTGCCAACAGCAACAGTGCCAGCAGTTCCAAGCTGTGCTATCTTATCTACTACAGGAAAGTCTTTAACTCTACCTAGGAGCGTTTTCTTAGCTTGCCTAGCACCGTCTTTAGCCGCCTTGAGAGCCTTCTCAGCGTCTTCCCGACTAGGTCCCTCACTCTTACTCCCCAAGACCTCATTGAGGCTGTCACGGAGCTCAGAGAGCTTTTCTTTAGCATTTTTGTAATCCATT